TGTTGGGGCGAGGTACAGTGGAAAAAGCCTTCAATATGCAAAAAGCTATTGATGCTCAGACTCGCGCTCACTTGGATTCGCTTGCTTTAACCACTGCCCCTATGGTTGCGATGGATGCAACTAGACTTCCAAGAGGTATGAAGTTTGAGGTGAAGGCTGGTAAAGCCATTCTTACCAATGGCAACCCAAGTGAGATTATTTACCCATTCAAGTTTGGTCAGAGTGACCCCAATAACCTAGCAACTGCCAAAGAGTTTGAGCGTATGTTGTTGCAAGCAACTGGTACGCTGGACTCTAACGGCATGGTTTCACAGGCAAGCCGTGATGGTGGTGGTATGTCGATGGCGGTTGCCTCAATCATTAAGAAGTACAAGCGCACATTGGTGAATTTTCAAGAAGATTTCTTGATTCCATTCATCCAGAAGGCGGCTTTTCGGTATATGCAGTTTGACCCAGAGCGTTATCCTTCTGTAGACATGAATTTTGTGCCTACAGCTACCTTGGGCATCATTGCTAGAGAGTACGAACAGCAGCAATTTATTGGTTTGTTGCAGACTTTGGGTGCTGATACCCCTGTTTTACCTATTTTGCTTAAAGGCATCATAGGAAACAGCAGCTTGTCCAACAGAATGGAGTTGATTGCCAAGTTGGATGAGATGATGCAGCCAAATCCTGAACAACAGCAGATGCAGCAGATGCAACAACAGTTGGCAATGCAAGCGGCACAGGCTCAGATTGCTGTTAGCACTACTCAAGCAGAGCAAAATCGTGCTGAAGCTACTAAATTGTCTGTTGAGGCGCAATTAATGCCGCAAGAAGTGCAAGCAAAGATGAGTGCAAGCCTGACTAAGAATCTTCCAAACCAAGACGATCTGGCTTCTAAGGAATTTGACAAGCGAGTCAAGATTGCTGAACTCATGTTGAAAGAAGCAGACATTAAAAACAAGTCAAAGATTGTTGAGTTGCAGATGGCAAACAAACAAGAGAATTTGCGTTCAGTTGAGAACGATTTTCTAGACCAATTGTCTGGAGCATTGAAATGAGTTTATTGCCAAACCTTGACCAGATGACAGATAACGAGAAGTTGGCTGTTCTTGAGTCTATTCAAAAGTCTATTGCCCAAAGCAAAGAGATACAAAAGAAGAAGATTGGTGAGAATGTTGACTTGGTTGTCCAAGCACTCAAGAAGATTGAGTATGACATTACTACCCGATTTGAGTCAGTTGGTAATTCTATTGAGAAACGAGTCTTGTCTATCAAAGACGGGCGTGATGGCTCTAATGGTAACGATGGTCGTGATGGTAAAGATGGCAAGTCAGGCAAAGATGGTCTAAAGGGCGAAAGAGGTCTTGACGGGCAAGCTGGTCGTGACGGGGTTAATGGAGTTGATGGCGTATCAGTAGTTAACGCAAACATTGACTTTGATGGTTCTTTGATTATTTCTTTGTCTGATGGTCGAGAGATAAATGTTGGTGAGGTTGTATCTGCTGATGTTGCTGAAAAGATCAAAGTCATCAGCACAATGTCTACCAATGCGGCGGTTGGCATCAAAGACGAGGGAACTTCAATTTCCACAGGTGTTAAGACCATTAACTTTGTTGGTGCGGCGGTTACTGCTACCAATTCAGGTGACGATGTAACTGTAAATGTTAGTTCAGGTACAGGCACAGTCACAAGTGTTGCGGCTACTGGTGGTACAGGCATCAGCGTCAGTGGTAGCCCAATTACAACTACTGGCACTTTGACCATTACCAACACTGCACCAGATCAAACAGTAGTTTTGACTGCAAGCACAGGCATATCAACAAGTGGCACTTATCCTAGTTTCACAATTACAAATACCGCGCCAGATCAGACTGTTGCGCTAACTGCTGGTACAGGTATTAGCACCAGTGGGACTTATCCAAATTTCACTGTTACCAATTCTGCGCCAGATCAGACTGTTGCTTTGACCCAAGGCGGTACAACAACAATCACTGGTACTTATCCTAACTTCACCATTTCATCTGCTGACCAATTCCAAGGAACAGTTACAAGTGTGGCGGCAACAGTCCCTGCATTCTTATCTGTTACTGGTTCTCCTGTAACAACAACAGGGACATTGGCAATTGGATTGTCTGGTACTGCATTGCCTGTTCTTAATGGTGGTACAGGGATTACAGCTTTTGGAACTGGTGTTGCAACTGCTTTGGGTGTCAACACAGGCACTTCTGGTGCTTTTGTGGTTAATGGTGGTGCATTAGGTACTCCATCAAGCGGTACTGTTACTAACTTAACAGGCACAGCCTCTATCAACATCAACGGCACTGTTGGCGCTACCACAGCTTCTACTGGTGCATTTACCTCTGTCACAGCATCTACAACTCTAGGCGTGACAGGTGTCTCCACTTTAACTGGTGGTGCAGTGGTCGAAGGACTCACAGTCGGCAGAGGTGCTGGTGCTGTGGCTACCAACACTGCGGTGGGTGCTAGTGCTATTGCGGCAACTGCTACAGCAACTCGTTCAACTGCCGTAGGCTTTGAAGCACTTAAAGCGCTGACTTCTGGTGACCCCAATACGGCTGTTGGTGCTTATGCTTTGAACAAAAACACTACTGGAGCTGCCAATGTTGGTATTGGTGCTTATGCTTTAGAAGATAACACAACAGGAAGTTCAAATTCCGTTTTAGGAAATGAAGCCTTAGCCAATAACACAACTGGCTCGTCATGCGTGGCGGTGGGCGCATCAGCCCTCCAAGCCAACACCACAGCCTCCAACAACACCGCTGTGGGTTATCAGGCGGGGTATAGCAATACGACAGCAGCCAACAACACTGCCGTGGGGAAACAAGCGGGGTTTAGTAATACCACTGGAACAGGGCTTGTTGCGTTAGGCACAGATGCGCTATTCAGGAACACTACTGCTAGTTACAACATTGCAGTTGGTCAAGGGTCTTTGTTTAACAACACAACTGGAGCCAGTAACGTAGCCGTTGGGCATGAATCGCTTGTAGCCAACACCACAGCCTCTAATAACACTGCTGTAGGTTATCAGGCGGGGTATAGCAATACAACTGCCACTGATAATACATTTATTGGGGCGGCGTGTGGGTATACCAATACAACAGGAAGTAATCTTACGGCAATAGGCCGTGTTGCATTGCAATACAACACCACAGGCTCTAACAATGTTGCATTAGGACTTAGCGCACTTAGGAATAACACAACTGGCGCTACTAATACTGGCATAGGGACTGAAGCACTCAACGCCAACACCACAGCTTCTAACAACACTGCTGTAGGTTATCAGGCGGGGTATACGAATGCTACTGGAACTCGTTCTGTTTTGGTGGGCGCTACTGCTGGTTATCTTGCAACTGCTTTAGATGGTGACACGCACATAGGATATTCTGCTGGCTCTTCTCAAACAACTGGTCTTGCCAATACTTTTGTAGGAAGTCGTGGGAGTGCGTCAAATAATACAGGTGCTGGTAAAGACATTACTACTGGAACATACAACACATTTATCGGAGGCTCTGCTGGAGGTGGTGTTACAACTGGTTCAAAGAACACCATCCTCGGCAATTACGCAGGCAACCAAGGCGGCTTAGACATTCGCACAGCAAGCAACCACATCGTGCTGTCTGATGGGGATGGTAATCCTAGGGGTTATTTTGATGCTTCTGGTCGTTGGATTGTTGGCGGCTCAAATATAAATGGTCGAATTCAATCTATTACTCCTGCTTCATATACTGAATCAAGTTTTAGGGCTGACTCAGCAACTGCGGCTAGTGTAAATTGGAATCATTTTTATGGAACATCCAGTAGCAATTCTGTTGCAAACATAATTATTTATGGCAATGGAAACATTCAAAATGCAAACAACAGTTATGGTTCTTTATCTGATTCCAAACTAAAAGAAAATATTGTTGATGCAACACCAAAACTTGATAAGTTGATGCAAGTGCGTGTTCGTAACTACAACCTTAAAGGTGCTTACGAACAGCATAAACAAATTGGTGTTGTTGCTCAAGAGTTAGAAACTGTATTCCCTTCAATGATTGAAACAATTATTGATAGAGATAACGATGGCAGTGACCTTGGCACAACAACAAAATCTGTTAAATACAGCGTGTTTGTTCCAATTCTTATCAAAGCCATCCAAGAACTCAAAGCAGAGTTTGACGCATACAAAGCAACCCACCCATAAGGAGCATGAACATGATTGAACTCACCACCGCAGAACAAATCGCCAAGCACTACTCTGCCGCTATGGACAGCGTAAACCTAATCAACGCAGGACAGCCTGAAGACATGACTGATGCTGATTGGGCAGACACGCTCAAGAGGAATTGTGACCACTTGGTCATCATGCTGGCAAAAGACTATTGGACAACAGAAGACCTGACTCCATTGCAAGCGGCATCTGCATGAACCAAGAACTTCAGCACTATTACGAAAACCGCTTTGACATGATGTCAAAAGAGGGTTGGAAGGATTTGTGCATGGATATTGACATTATGATAGAGTCACTCAATAATCTGAGCGTTATTCCTGATGAAAAGACCTTAATGTTTAAAAAAGGTGAACTTTCCATCTTGACTTGGCTGAAAACCTTGAAAGAGGTCAGCGAGAGAGCCTACGAGGAATTGAATGAAAAGAATGTTTGATTTTGCCTGTGCAAACGGGCATAAAACTGAAAGACTTGTTGATTATGAGACAACAAGTTTTCGATGTGAGTGCGGAGAAACAGCCAATCGCACTTTATCTGCTCCAAACTTCAAGTTAGAAGGGTGGTCTGGTTCTTTCCCGTCAGAGCATGGGAAGTTCGAGAAAAAACACCTAGATCAGCTTAAGTGGGAGCAAAAGCACAACTCACAAGCGTAAGCCGAGTTGAATGTCCTAGAACCGATAACGGCAGGAAAAGGAAGAAATATGTTGATTGACAATGAAGATGAGTCGTTAAGTGAGTTAGATGCAGTTGAGCAAAAGAATCAACTACCTGAAGTAGCACCCTTGTCCGAGATGCCTGAGAAATACAGGCAAAAATCTTTGGAAGAAGTGGTCAAGATGCACCAAGAGGCTGAGAAGCTGATTGGGAAGCAAGCGCAGGAAGTTGGGGAAGTGCGAAAGCTGGCAGATGAACTCATAAAGCAAAACCTCTCCTCTAAGCAACAACCTATTGAAAAAGAGCCAGAAGTAGATTTTTTCGAGAATCCACAAGAGGCAGTTCGTAGAACAGTTGATAACCATCCTGATGTACTTGCGGCTAGACAAGCTGGTCAAGAGTTCAAAAAGATGCAGATTCAGCAAAAGCTGGCGGCAGAGCATCCTGATTTTGGTCAGATTGCTCAAGATACAGACTTTGTGAATTGGGTGAAATCTTCACCTATTCGCCTTGGTTTGTATGCAAAAGCTGATGGTGAGTTTGATTACGACAGTGCCAACGAGTTGCTGAGTACCTACAAGCAGTTGCGCGGTGTTAAGGCTAAACAAACTTCAGATGCAGGGGAAACCCAGCGAAAGTCAAACCTTAAGGCAGCGGGTGTAGATGTAGGTGGAAGTGGGGAGTCTGGAAAGAGGGTCTACAGAAGGGCTGATCTAATTCGGCTGAAAATGACCGACCCAGATCGTTATGAGGCGTTAAGCGGAGAAATCATGCAAGCGTATCAAGACGGCAGGGTCAAATAATTTAACCTATCGTTTTTTGGAGATTCAAAATGGCAACCTCATTTTCCCCCAGTAATTCAGTTACTGTAACCACGGCAAATACATTCATTCCTGAAATTTGGAGTGATGAAATTGTAGCTGCCTACAAGAAAAACTTGGTTCTTGCAAACCTCATTATGAAGATGAACTTTAAGGGCAAGAAGGGTGATGTAATTCACATTCCCGCACCTACCCGTGGTTCTGCTTCTGCTAAAGCCGCTGAAACAGCAGTCACCTTGATTGCCGCTACAGAGTCTGAAGTTCAAGTTTCTATCAACAAGCATTACGAATACAGCCGTTTGATTGAAGATATTGTCGAAGCCCAAGCCTTGAACAGCTTGCGTAACTTCTACACTTCTG